TCTGACAAACAAACTCCAGGAAACGACACAAAACGACATGATATACATCCTTGTGCAATTGCCTTCCGTATCTTCTTCTCTCTATCAGTAGCATTGACATAATAACTATCAAGCTCTTCAAAAGCAGCAAGAATGAATACGGCCAACAACCGAGCATCCCACTCCTTGAAGTCTCCTGCAATGCAATTGTCTCCCTTCTGGATCACATATTGTGCCAGAAAAGTCCAATCTGCTGACATAGGATTCACACCTATCGTAACACCATTGCGAACACGATTGTGTTTATACCACTCAGCTGCATCTACATAATGCCTACGAATAACAATCAACAACGCCAGACCAAAAACACGATACAACCGCGTCTTGCCAGCATTAACTTTTTGCTCTTTCAACACTTCAGACTTCAACTTATCTATTGCAACAAAATCACTTGTATCACCGCGTGAGAGCCGTTCTTCAATATCGGCTACCATCTGCAATAGACGCTGTGCTGTGGGAGAATAAAAGTCCCTCGCCTCTCTTGGGCCCCAAATATCAGGTCTCTTCAGACCTTCAAGGACCCAGGGCAGACCTGGCGACTTATTATCTTCCATACAGGGAAACCTTCCAGGAACCCCCTCAATTGTCTCAACAGGTGTTGGAACAAAAGGGGGTGCATCCAGAGGCTCCGAACTGCGTACAACTTCAGCATGATAGCGAGACTTAACATCGTCAAGTAACTCCATATTAACAGGGGCTGAATTCTTATTATACAACAGCACAGCATTTTTCCGAGGATCAATTACCTTGCCATCTCTCAAGACAGCACGCATAAGAGAAGGTCTCTTAATATCAGGATAATCAGTACATCCATACATAATCCCACGCTGTATACGACTAGGGGACTCGTCTATCTTTCCTACAAACTCCTGCTCAACCACATACGTGGGAGGGAGATTGCAATTGATAGCACATTGTCCATCTAACTCATTATCCAGTAGATCTGGATCATACAACGTACGAAGAAGAAGTCGCAAAGAACTCTGACTAACTGCAGAGGCGAAACCAGTAACACCAGTAACACCAGCAGTATGAATTCCAATTGCAACCACCTTACCCGTATACAACGGATGAGCTATGAATGCGAGTGTACCACAAAAACCATTACAAGAACGGAGATCATAAGCATACCCAAGATCATCTCGACTCTCAACTTCTCCTTTTTTCCAAGTCTGATTTAATACGCGAGTACACCAAATGGGAGCTAAAACATATCCACCATTCGGAGACTCGCACATCACATGCCTACCTTCCTTCAAGGTAGGAGTCAGACTTGTACAGGGCTTACACAACACAGCATAAAAGTTGTCAAGATCCAGACTCTCCTCTGGAAACAAGCCAACAATAGACTTACGCTGATAAGTAACGGGAGGAAGCTCAAACATTGACTGGTCATAACCATCGAGATATCTCACAGACTTCTCAATGTCATGATAGTACACAGTAAATGACAAACCACTCCTTGTTGCATCTGCCTTATCCCCAATCACTACTGGAATAAATTCAATGGCGAGATCACTACGTGTCTCAGACATTGTATCTAACGCATCCCAGTAATGGGCAGGACAAAGGA